CCGGGTACCATCACAAATTGGGCTTGATTCGATTGGGGGTTCCCGGTTGATGGCCGCTCAGGCTCAATTCGTGATGGTCGGAGGGTTCGGGTTAGCGCCGAATCAGGATTGGGAACCAAATCGGAACTTGAAGTGCAAAACTACGCTGCTTTATGCGGCTTCGACCATCAACACATCATCAACGCGAAAAGGAAGTGAAATGAAATCAGACGGCTCTACCGCCAGCTATTACGAGTTGCCCAATGGTTGCACCCAATTGCAGGACTTGATTTCCCATCGGGACATGAATGCCCAGATCGGGGAAATCTTTCGCGCCTGCTACCGCTATGGGCAAGCAGATCACAGCGACAAACTGCGCGATGCAAAGAAGATCGCTTTCTATGCGCAGGCTGAGGTTGAACGGTTGGAGAATCTTAATTCAGTTGATCCAGAGGATTGGATTGAGTGGAATGGTTGGGATCAGTGCCCGGTTAATTCGATGAATTTTGTAGAAATTAGGCTTCGTGGAGTTGCGGGAACCGAAACAGGCCGCGCAATGTCTTTTTCATGGAAGGTTCATGGAGAGAACATAGGCGACATCATCGCTTACCGGAAAATCATCCCTAAGGCATAATCCGGCATCATGGGACAACCATCCACATACACCACAGAAATAGGGAATGAAATCTGCGCACGATTGGCGGAAGGCGAACCATTGCGCGTGATTTGCCGTGATGAGCATATGCCAACATGGCGTACGGTTTACAATTGGATTGATGCTGATGCCGATTTCGCTGCACGCATCGCGCACGCGCGTCAATTAGGATTTGATGCCATTGCAGAATCCACAATGGAGATCATCGACGCGCAGCCTGACCGTGACTCAAATACTGGCAAGATCGATCCCGCGTGGGTGCAGCATCAAAAGCTGCGCGCAGAGCATCGTCTAAAGCTGCTGGCGAAGTGGAGTCCGAAGAAGTACGGCGAACGATTGGACTTGAACCACTCCGGCGACCTGACCGTCAAAAAGTCAATTGAAGAAATGACGGACGACGAACTGGCGGCAATCGTCGCAGCCAGAAAGCATGACTGACATACACAGCGCGGCAGCAGAGCTATTGAAGCGCCGAATGGCTAGGCGCTCATTTGGCGAGTACGTCAAATACACCAATCCTAAATTCAAGTCCTCGCACTTTTCGGAGTCCGTCTGCTCCGCGCTGGACAAGTTCATAGAGGATGTGTTTGCTGGAAAACGGCCCGTTCTCATTCTTGCCGCGCCTCCGCAGCATGGTAAATCGGAGCTAGTGAGCCGGAAGTTCCCGGCGTACCTGCTGGGGAAGTTCCCAGAACTCCGCGTCGGTGCTGCGTCATATGGCGACTTGCTGGCCGGGGCAATGTCTCAGGATGTGCGCCGCAACATCTCAAGCGATACGCATTTGCGGCTGTTTCCCGCAAGCACAGAAAAGCGCAAATACGATGTAAACCGCGTGGGCGAGTTCACGGCCCCAGGCGGTGAGGGTAGTTATATCGGTGTGGGCGTTGGGGCGGGGCTGACTGGCCGACCGTTGGACATTGGCATCATTGATGACCCGATCAGAAACGCGCAAGAGGCGTTAAGTCCGACAACAAAAGAAAGCATTTGGAATTGGTATCAGTCGGTATTCAAAACCCGATTGAGTGAGAAGTCCGGCCAAATCATCATGGCGACCCGATGGGCCGAGGATGACTTATCCGGTCGCGTCATTGAATTGCACAAGGGCGATGACCGTCTAACCGTCTTGATATTCCCGGCGATCAATGAGCCGGGGCAGGTTGGCTATAACCCTCTGTTGGCTGAAGGTGCATTGGTTCCAGAACTTCACCCGATAGAGCAATTGCGAGAGTTTCAGGCAGAAACCAGTGATTACTTTTGGGCGGCCATGTACCAGCAGTCTCCCAAGGCATTGGGCGGTAACGTGTTCAAAGACCATGGGATACGCTATTACTTGCCGAAAGACTTGCCTTCGTCGTTTGACAAAGTGATCGCTTCGTGGGACTGCACATTCAAAGACACAGACGGAACTGACTTTGTGGTCGGCCAGGTCTGGGGCAAGTCGGGCGCAAATTCCTATTTGCTGGCGCAAACACGCGCACGCATGAGTTTCACCAAGACCGTGACGGAAGTCGTCATTCTTCGGAATGCTTGGCCCAAGACGCGGGAAATCCTGATTGAAGACAAAGCCAACGGCCCCGCTGTGATCGACACGCTCAAGAAAAGCGTTCCGGGCATCATCCCTATTGAGCCTGACGGGTCAAAGCTGGCACGCGCCCATGCGATCACAAGCTATTGGGAGGCTGGGAATGTTTGGTTGCCTCATCCAGATACTCAGCCGTGGGTCAAGGATTTGGTAAACGAATTGACCGCATTCCCAGCCGGGGCAAATGACGACCAGGTGGACGCGCTAACTCAGGCATTGCGCAGGCTGTATCCATTGCAAAGCAAAATCAAAATCAATCCCGCCCTACTCAACAAAGCACGCGGCCATTAAAATGCACCGAATCCATTGGAGCTGACATGCCCGAAGAAAAGAAACCCGACTACCGCGCCGCCGCATTCAAGGCGCAAATGATCGCGCCCAAGAATCCGCAGCCGTCCTACGATTACCCGGTTCAGGCTCCGAAGCTGTATCCCGGCGTGGTGCCCAAAGGCTCAACTGCCCCAGTTGTTGCGATGGACTCCAGCTTTTACGAGTACGCCGCCCAAGCGTTCCCCGGTGGTGGGTTTCCCGGCTTCCAGATCCTCGCCTCGCTGGCAACCCGAGCAGAGTACCGGGCATTCGCGTCCACCATGTCCACCGAACTGACCCGAGAATGGATCGAGTTCACCAGCAAGGAAGACGACGATACGGCTACCTCGGAAAAGATCAAACAGATCGAGGAAGAATTCAAGCGGCTGAACGTGCGCGGTGTTTTCCAGAAAGCCGCAGAGCATGACTGTTTGTTTGGTCGTGGTCAAATCTTCATTGACATTGACGGGGCCAAGCGTGACAAGCCGCTGATTCTCGACCCGCGCACCGTCAAGCCCGGAAGCCTCAAGGGGCTGTCCGCAGTAGAAGCCGTGTGGACTACCCCGGCAGCTTTCAACGCGCTGGACCCTGCTGCGCCGGACTTCTACAAGCCGCCCAAGTGGTTTATGTTGGGCCAAGAAGTCCACGCCACACGGCTGCTGACCATTGTCACCCGCGAACTGCCAGACATTCTGAAGCCTGCCTTCAACTTCGCCGGTATGAGCCTGTCCCAACTGGCACAGCCCTATGTTGATAACTGGCTGCGCACCCGGCAGAGCGTGGCCGACCTCATCAACAATTTCTCCATCACGGTACTGGCAACTGCGATGGATCAGGCATTGCAGGGAGATGATGGGGCCGACCTGTTCGCCCGTGCCGACCTGTTCACGGCCATGCGCTCCAACAAGGGGCTGATGCTGCTGGACAAAGAGCGCGAGGAGATCGTGCAGGTCAATACGCCGCTGTCTGGCTTGCATGAATTGCAGGCGCAGAGCCAAGAGCACATGTGCAGTGTGTCACGCATGCCCGCCATCATCCTGACCGGCATTTCCCCGTCTGGCCTCAACGCCTCCAGTGAGGGTGAAATTCGCGTGTTCTACGATTGGATCAGCGCACAGCAGGAAGCTTTCTGGCGTCACCCGCTGGAAGTCATCCTCAAGGTGGTGCAGCTTTCACTGTTCGGCGAGATTGACCCAGACATCGGGATTGAGTTCGTCAGCCTGCACCAGATGACGCCGAAAGAGGAAAGCGACATCCGCACCCAAAATGCCACGAATGCCGTGGCCTACATCAACGCCGGAGTGATCGACCCCAGCGAGGAGCGCGAACGGTTGGCACGCGACCCTCACAGCGGCTATCAGGGGCTGGACACATCCATCGAGATCGTTCCTCCGAACGACCCGCAGGAAGGCATCCCCAAGAAGGTGGGCGAGGAGTTTGTGAGCAAAGATGGCAACCAAGCCTAAAACCGCCCGCGCAGTCCCCGCCAATCGTGGGATTGAGGCCAAGTACCGCAAGCAACTGGAAGCGCTCATTGCCGAGATGCACCAGTCTTGCGAATACTGGCTTACAGCCGCCTACCGCAAGAACCCGCCCAAAGTGGCTGCGCTGGTGGATGACGTGGCGCAGGATGCCGCCAAGCCGGGCCAGCACTCCAAGGCCAAGCAGGAATGGCAGACACTGCACAGCCCAGCGGCCAAGGTGCGCAAGGTTTTAGATGGATTGGGCGAACGATGGATTGCCCGGTTTGAGGATGAAGCGGAAAAGATAGCGCAACGGTGGCTTGAGTCGATGTTCACGGCCTCCCAATCGTCGCTGAAAGCCTCTCTGGAGGACATGGGCTGGGCGGTAGAGTTCAAGATGACGCCGGCCATGAAGGATGCGCTCAACGCTTCGCTGTCTGAGAATGTCGCGCTTATCAAGTCCATCCCCGAGCAATACCTCAAGAACGTCGAAGGCGCGGTGATGCGTTCCTATTCCGCTGGCCGTGATCTGGAAACGATGACCAAAGAAATCAAACAGATTTACCCGGTCACAAAGCGACGCGCCGAATTGATAGCCCGAGATCAATCGAACAAAGCCAATGCCGTGGTGAATCGAACCCGGCAAATGGAGTTAGGAATCACCGACGCCGTTTGGATGCATTCGCACGCCGGGAAGAATCCCCGCCCCGATCATGTTGCAGCAAATGGCAAACGCTATAAAATAGCGGAAGGCTGTCTCATATCTGGTGAATACATCCATCCAGGGGAAGAAATCAATTGTCGCTGCACCAGCCGCCCTATTCTGCCGTTTTAAGGAAACACAATGGCATCAGCAAACTATTCCAATCTGCCGCTTCACCTTGCAAACGGCGCGATCAATTTCGGCACGGCATCGTTTAAATGCTTGTTGCATTCCAGCGTCCCCAGCGAAGCCAATCTCGACGCATGGGTGAATCGTTCGGATGTGACAAACGAAGTCACGGGCACCGGCTATACCGCAGGCGGTACGGCTGTCACGGCCACTGTGAGTTCCGTTGACACCACAAACAACCGCGTGAGCATCACATTCAGCAACCCATCATGGTCGAGTTCTACCATCACCGCTTTGGCCGCGACGGTTTACCTGAACTCCGGAACATCCAGCACTGACAAGCTGGTCACGATGGTGGACTTCGGCGGCTCTGTGTCCAGCACTGCCGGCACATTCACAGTGACCTTCAGCACTCCGCTTTACATCAACCGCTGATACCATGCTGATTCTCACCAGTACATCGGACCTGATCAGGCTTGTAACGTCGGCGGCTGCAAACTCGATTGATGTTCACGCCTCGTATGTCGATCTGAGCGGGACGACTGTTACGCCCGGGCGAACAAACACAAAAATCACCACGGCAACTACGACAACTGTTGTTGGCAGCCCTGCCGCTTCAACGCAGAGAAACTTAAAGAGCCTGTATGTTACAAACAACAGTTCCGGGACCAACTGCAACGTAGCAGTCCAACATTTTGACGGAACAAATGCCGTTGAGCTGATCGAGTTCGTATTGCTGCCGGGCGAGAACCTTGGATACCTCGAGGACGGGTCGTGGGTGCATCGTGACGCTGCGGGCGCTGAGTATCCTCCGTCTGGCCTCGGTGCCTACAACGGGCAAACCGTTCCGTTCATGAAATCGGGCACTGCTGCTGATTCGGTGGGTTACTGGTACTGCACCTCGAAGGACGCAGGCTATCCGGGTGCTTGGGCACCGGGTACTCCAGGGGTGAATGGTCGCGTCACTGACGGCACGGCATCCGCCGACTTTGGTTGCTTGCCTGTTCCTGCGGCGGCGACAGGGGCAAACTTCATTACTGAACTGCAAATGCAGGCCAGCTTGAACCACTCGCACCTGTTCTTCGACTGCTTGTGGGTCAATAGCGACATCGTCGTGACGACCACAACGGCGCAAACCATCACTACGCCAACGCTTCCGGCGCGTGATGTTAACGGTGAGACGAATGGCGAAGGTTGCATGATTGCCATGCTGACGACCACAGCCAACACGAACGCATCGGCAATCGCAAATACCACCATCAGTTACACCAACAGCAAGGGTGTGGCTGGACGCACGGCAACGCTTACGGCAATGGCCGGTTCGCAAATCCCGTCCTCTCCTGCGATTGGGACAATCGTCTGGTTTAACCTTGATGCGGGCGATACGGGTGTCAAATCAATCGAGTCGATCACGCTCGGCACTACGGTGGCGAACGTCATGGCGCAGAAGGTCATCGGCTCGCCCGGCATCAGGCTCTACAACGGCTCGTGCATCCTGCACTGCTATCTGGCAAGCACAACGACTGCGGCATTCTGCAATGGCGAAGTCACCATCATGGAGAAGTGACCATGGTACTGATCGGCATAAGCGATGGTGTTGTTGTGCTTTGTGTTTCCATAAACCCAGACCAAATGCAGCTTGCCCGAGAGATGTATCCAGACTGGATTTTGCAGGAGCAGATCGGGGAAGAAAGCGTAGGCTGGACGTTCGACGGCGAGGAATTCCATCCTCCGATGGGAGGCTAAGCCGTGGCCCAAGTCGGGATATTCGACCCGACGATCAGCCCTGAAGGTTGGTTTTCGCCTAGTGGCGATCCATCGGGATGGTTCGATAGCAGCCTGATTTCATCTGGCGGCGCTGGTGACGCTACCGCAACAGGTAGCATAGCGGCCATTGCTCTATCTGGATCAATCGCGACTGCATCTGGCGCAGCCTCTGCCACGGGGAGTACATCAGCGGTTAGCCTGACAGCACCAATAGGCACCGCATCGGTATCCGTATCTGCTACCGGATCAGTATCGGCCATCACTCTATCGGCTCCAACGGCAAGCGCGACAGGTGCGGCGGGGGCTACGGGATCAACATCGGCAATAACACTATCGGCATCAACCGCAACAGGCAGAGGTGATGCATCCACCTCACGCGCCATATCTGCCATATCCCTTGCCTCACCATCGGCAACGGCATTCAGTGCAGCAACGGCCATCGGGTCAACAAGCTCAATCACGCTCACAGCCCCTACAGGTACAGCTAGCGCAGCAGGAAATGCAACAGCAACCGGCTCGATAGCGGCTGTCAGTTTGGCGGCACCGGCTGGGGTTGCATCTGGCACAGCATTTGCTGGCGGCTCTGTTTCGGCTGGCACGCTCGCCGCGCCAACTGGTAGTGCGTCGGGCGCTGCCGCTGCATCTGGTAGTGTTCATTCCATTGCACTGACCGCGCCTAATGGGACTGCTTCGGCTGGTGCATCGGCCAATGCAACCGGAAGCATTGCAGGGATTGCACTAGGTTCGCCAACTGGTGCGGCATCGGTTAGCGTATTTGCGTCTGGATCTGTCGCGCCTATTTCAATTGGTGCGCCCATTGGATACGCATCGTCTGATGCCTTTGTCTTTGGTGACGTTGCACCGATTCAATTGGTTGCACCAACTGCGACATTCCCGGCAATAAATGTTTTCCTGAAGCAACGCGCACGGGTCAACACATCCATCGCAGCCAATAATGCGCGCGTGACTTCGATTAGAATAAAATGGATGCATTGAATAGCCTGCAACCTTCAATTAGCAGGAAAACGACATTCACGATGAAGGCTGAGATTTATGGCAGTTGAATTTCTACAAGGCCAAGTGGCTCGGCTTTCTGTGACTGTGACAGACGTTACTGGGGCCGCGGTTGACGCGTCATCTCTAACCCTGAAGATCAAACATCCAAGCGGCAACATCGACACGATCACATCTGCGATAGCGCAGGACGGGACGGGTCAATACCACTACGATCTTGATTTAAATAATGCTGGGTCATACAGCATTCGATGGGAGTCCACTGGGCAAACGCAGGGGGCCAGCGAATCAAGCCTGTTCGTTTTTGAATCGCAGTTTTGAAAGTAAGCCATGAGCAACTACAAGCTATTGAAGGATGGGACGGTTGCTTGACTGATTAAAAATCGCGCATAATATAGGCCATGCCAAATCTGAAACTTGCATTCGACAAATCAGCCCGTCACGTTGATGCTGATGGGCGTTTGCATGTTGAGCGTTCGCATATCAGCAAAGCGGCAGTGAATCCCTATTACGGGCGAGAGATTCCCGGCTTTGAATCGCTGGGATTGCAGCCGGACAAGGTTTACCGCCTATTTCGTGACCCGGTGGAATTGGAGCGCGGCGCTCCGACATTTGCCCGCCTCCCGATTCTATCCGAGCATGTGCCGGTGACTGTGGATTCTCCGCAGCCTGATTTGGTGGTGGGTGCAATTGGCTCCGATGTGCAATTCAATGCGCCATATCTCGACGCTGATTTGTGCGTATGGGATGCCGAAGCAATTGCAGGCATTGAAACAGACAAAGTGCGCGAGCTATCTTGCGCCTATCGCTATGTTCCGGTGATGGAGCCGGGCGAATACGAGGGCGAAGCCTATGACGGGCGCATGACCGAGATTCGCGGAAACCATTTGGCACTTGTTGAAACGGGTCGGGCAGGTGCTGATGTGATAGTAGCCGACTCTAATCCCTTTTCTTTTAAGGAAACCTCCATGCGAATGAGCAAACTGGGCAAAGCCCTATTTGCGGCATTGAGCGCGGCCTCTCCTGTGCTTGCTGCGGATTCCGCGCTGCCAGCATTGGTGGGTAGCGCCAACCGCAAGACATTCAAGCCCGCCGAAGTCAAGGCCAAACTGCTGGCACTTGACGGCGATCTCGACCCGCAGCAACTCGACAATGTGATTGATGCATTGCTCGATGTTGAGCAAACCCCGACCCCGATGGAAACGCCGCAGGCCGCTGCTGACGCTTCCCCGGCTGACCAACTGAAGGCCCTGCTGGCTGGCAAGGTGGACGACGCTGTGCTGGAGCAAGCTCTGGCCCTGATCGATCCTCCTGCTGCCGACGAAGGTGCTTCGGGTGGTGAACTGACCAAGAGCGAGGAATCCGGCATGAAGCCTGAAGAAGTCAAGACCGCGATGGACGCCTACGGCGCCCAGTTGCGCGCAGAACTTCGCCAAGCCGCTGAAGCTGCCCGCGATGTGCGCGACGTGGTGGGCGATGTCATTGGCATGGACTCCGCCGCAGAGGTGTACGCATTCGCTCTCGACCACATGAAGGTCGATCACAAGGACGTTGAAGGCGTTGCAGCCCTCCGCGCCCTGTTCAAAGTCGCATCTGCTCAGAAGCAAGAGGCTCCCCGCGTCGCACAAGACGCAGCCCCGGCTCTGGCGATGTTCCCCGGCCTGTCCCGTTTCCGTAACGCATAAGGAGCGCACAAATGAGTGGCTTTCAAAAAACCGTCAACCTGACTCCGGCTCCGGCCGTTGAAGGTGACTTCGCATCTTCCAATCCGCGCTCGTCTGTGCTGGCTGGCCCCGGCGGCCTGGTCGCTGGCTCTGCTGGCGTGACCGTTGGACGTTTCGCCTGGGTTGACCCGACCGATGGCGTGACCGTCCGCAGCTACGGCACCACCAACACCGCCCCGAGCGGCTTCGTGCATCGTGAGCAGCAAGCGCTGATTACCGCCTACCTGGCCGAAGTCAGCAACCTGGTGCCGCAAGGCTTCCCGGTGACTCTGTTCAATGAGGGCGACTTCTGGGCAACGGTCACTGGCTCGACCGCCGCAACCATCGGTGCTGCTGTGTACGCCAACTACAAGGACGGCGCAATCACCATCGGATCCGCTACCGCTAGCGCATCGTCCACCGGATCGATTGGCTTCACCTCCACCGGCACCGGCTCTGGCACCAACCTGACTCTGTCCAGCGTGACCGGCCTGGTTTCCGTGGGTGACACCATCAGCGGTACGGGCGTTCCGGCTGGTACCACCATCGTGAGCCAAAC